CAACATATCTTATAAGACATAACCATTTTTGCAACCTTGACCGTATTTTGTTATACACTTTTTAGACTACTTTTTTACAAATGTCAACACTTTTTTAATTAAATTTATACTCAACCACGGAAACGCCCATCAGTATTGACACTTCCATTATTTTCTGATCCTCAATACTATTACCTACCTTATACATCTTATAAAGACCTGTTTCTTTCTGCGACCCGGCACTATACCGAAGCGATCCAAGCATGATTACCGTGCCAGGCTCAACCGTTGCCATTGTTTTAATATTTCTTGCCTGGACTACTGGACGTGTTATTTGATTTTCCTTTGTTCCCACCTGGACATAATTACTTATAGATTGATACCGTATCTCACAGTTTAACGTTATCACCTTGCTATCTATAAATGGTTGAACATTTATCAATAGACCACTATCAACCACATCAAAAGAGTAAGTATACACCGTGTTACTATACCCCTTGTCATTCACCCCCACCGTTGACAGATTCACCTGGGAGACATATGGAACTTTTGTCGATACATCCAACTTTCCGACTTCACCATTTACCACCGACACAACGCTATTTTGAATGATATCGTATTTTGTGAATTGTTCCATTGACGACAACACCGAATATATACTCAATGCCTTGTCAACTCCCGTTATTATGAAATCGCCACCTGTGCCTGCTATTACATTAAACANCTTTGATTTCTTTGATCCACTTTCATATACTGCGTTTAACTGTTGCCAATCAATACCGAATTTAGAACTTTTCGACACTTCACTTTCCACAATTACGACATTTATCACAGCCATATACAGAGAATTATTTTTGAAGTATTGCTGAATATTCTTATATGCTGTGTAATCAGCCTTAAATACCACCCTGGATTGACTTACATCATATTTACATTCCTTTGCACCCAAGGCACGAACTATATTTTCAATCGCCACAGCTTGACCAGAATTGAGAACCTTCACACTGATATTCTTTTCTTCTTTTACCGTTATAATCTTATTCTTAATGTCAATAAATACGTTATTCGTATCTTGCACCCCCTGGAGCAAGTCAATCAACTTTCCCTTGTACTTTGGAACATAAATCAATTTATCCTTTTGTTTATTTTCTTCACTTATACCTTTCAGCACAAAATTAAATCCTTTGCCACCAAGCAACGCCATAAAATCGTCAAGATTAAGTTTTTCTATTGTGTCAACCTCTATCATTGTTTCATCATCTTTTGCCACGTGCAGACCATCCTGGACAGCAAACACGCCATCTATTTCAACCTTTCTTATTTTCTCAAACTCAACTTCTTTTTTAACACCCTCATCCACCCTTCTTTTATAGTAATTCGGTGAACACGCACACATGAACAGCAACAACAAACACAGCCTCATAACACACGCCACTTGTAATTTTCTCATTTTGTCTTTTTTCCATATATTTCTTTTCCGTCTACAATCGCAATTAATTTTCCCTTTAACTCTTCCCTCATTTCCTGNACACTATCTCTTATATTCTTCTCTATTGTTTCCNGTGATACACCCCTTTTTTCTGTTCCCTCCACTTTGGGTACTATTTTTTGTGCTTTCCCTCCACTTTCATCCTTAACATTGACCTTCACAAGCTCCGATCCTTTCCGATCCGCCCCTCCAGGTTGACTGTTTCCCTCCACTTTGGATATTTCTGATACTTTCACATTTCCCTTTTCATCTATTTTTGGTAGCTTTGTAAACTCTATCTTTTCGCCTTTCAATTTACTTATGATGGAACTACTCTTTTTTGTACTGTGCCACGCCAGGAGCATAAACACGCACAACAATATCGGTATTGCGATAATTGCCGGATGTTTCAAAATATTTATGTGTTCCATTAATCCCTGTTCTTTTATATCCTTTGCTACATACGATTTATAGCACTTCCAGATATCAGAATTATATGTCTTAATATTTGTTGCCAATGGCTTTCCGCTTGCGTGTTCACCTGGATATGTTTTCACCGTGTAACTATTTTGACCCAACTTTTTTCCAAAGAAGTTTGATTTCTTGTATCTATATGTCCACTCCGCCAACTCTCGCACAGAGCTATCAATACGGTTTAAATTCTGTGTTATAAGCAATAGCTCATATCCGTAATGCCTGTGTGTACTAGCCCATATTGCAAAATCATTGTTTTCTTTATCCGCCCATTTCCGCACATTGAAATACTTGTGAGCCTCATCTACTACTATTAGTGATCCTTTATCAACATAACGATAGAATTGACGACATTTTTCATCAGGTATATACTCAAATTTTTCTATGAATTGAATATCAGACAAGCCAGCCATTGATTTAAGAGCCTCAAGACATTCTGGATCATTGTGACCCTCTATATTAGAATATACCTTCCGACCCTTCTTTAAATTCGCAATTATCTTTTCAACCGCCCCTTGCGTCTTTCCCGATCCAGGAGTACCATCAAAAATCCAAATCGCCATTTACAACCCCATTTTTTCGATTAAATAATTCCTACATTTATTCCCTGATAGAATATCTATCAATATGAACACACACACCCAAAAGAGAAATATTAATACATATACTTGCCAAATACTTGCACCGTCACTCACAACAGACCCCATTTCCACGCCCCTTCTTTGAAGGCTTAACATTACATTTTTATCTAAACCATCACGCCAGAGCATGAACATATTATATTTTTCCAAGAAGTAATTAATCATGATATATTTTCCTGTAACACTTAGCACACACTACATACATTTTTTCATAATCAAACATTATTCTTATATAATTAAACCATATTTCCTTACCGCATTTTTGACATTCTACCTTCATATTATACCCTCGTAATAGCCCCTGGAATTAAGTTTAACGTCATTCTAATAACATATGCACTACCTAATATTGTAAGCCCCTGTGGAAGACCCACCGCATTTATCAAATACACCAACTGATCTGGTAATAAATCCCATTGAGCAAAATTTTCTGTTATCACCGTTGAGAAGTCTATTGCGTTAATCACCGCCAGACATACCGTAAAGAAACCGTCAAATATTACATATAAGACCCCACTCACAATTTCCGCTATACCTGTTAAGACCCACGTTAAAAAACTTGTGAGTATACCACCCACATCATTGAAAAAATCTGCAATAAAACTTATATCAATGTCCATTATTTCCTCCTACGAATCCTTATTGCCTCTTTTTCACCTTCTAATGTCAACACTCCACCACATTCTTTTTTTAGCCACAACTTACACTCTTGATCTTTACATATACTTTCAACATAATTTTCCACAATGTACCTCATACAACTTGACCTTGTTTAGTATAGATACCTCGACAATACATCTATTTCCTTAACTGTACTCGGCTTAAGCATAACCGTAACTTGTATTGTTTTTTCTTTTGCTTTCATAGATCACCCCTTCAACATTACGATTCGAACCGCACAGCCTGAAAATGCTAACAGTATTATTGCTTTTAATATTGTTAAACCCGTTGACCAATCACAGAAACTTATTTCATGCTTTCCATAGCTTCCGCAATCCAATTCATACGTGCATATTTCTGATGTTGGCAATTCACTGAATAACGAACTTTGCAAGCCAAATAATGATGTTGCTTTCATACTTGTGATGAAATTACTAAATAATGTTTCAAAATCATCATATAGTGGCTCAAACGCTGATCCAGCCCTTTGCTGTGTATACGATCCGCCTGTAAATGATCCCTGCGACCCTTCACCACCATCATACTGATTCGGATCACCCTGCGAATTGATGTAAGTTACACCCGTTGAACTTGTGTAATTGTAGTTATTTACTGTTTCGTTCACCACATTACTTATATTATTCGTTACGTATATCGTTGTATTGTCTATAATATCCTTTTCCGTTGATCCATACGCCGGATCAGACCTATGAGTATTTTCAGTATTACTAAATACATCACCGTATGTTGACGCTAACGCATTTATCTGATTCGTTGTTATGCCAGTTTCATTTAATGCCTGAATTACCGCTTCAATTTCTATATCTTTTGACGGTACATATTCATCACTTGCGTAAAATGAAAACATATAATAATAATTGTGAGTAGTTTCACCTTCATGTGTCTGGATTAGATATATTTGCACAAAGTAATATTTTATTTTCCGCCCCTGGACATTATCACTTGTGATAAATGGTGCTAAGTATGACTCATTGTACACATAATTTTCCGGTATTATATAATAACCCTCATATATTGTTGTATCGTATTGCCATTGACATGTGAAACCACCTGTACAAGCATACGAACCCCCATAGCTCGGATCATTTGTTGTTACGTTTTTTATTTCCCACCACGAACTAAACTCATTACTTGAGTCTAATTCTTCTGTCATATCTTTATAAGCATCTGCACGTTCCCGATAATAATACAAACTATACCATGCTTTTAATTCACAGTAATTAACCGGACACGTTTTAAAATCCGTTGTGTACAGATATTTTGTTTGAAATGTTGACTTCATATTTGATGGTATATATGCCCATTCACCATCAACACCCTGATACACATCAGACACAAACTTTCTTTTTACAAAATTTCGTGTCCAATTTTCCGCTTGCTTACCCATAGCATTTTGTATACTTGCCTTTGAATTATCATTCTCATTATCCAAAGCATCAGCACACAATAAATTTGACAGTACAGCAGACAACCCCATACCCGTTAAATCAAATGCAAACTTTGTTGCACCCGTACCACCCGCTGATATTACCGCAGGCAATATTCTTTGTGCAGTCGGAACAAGCACCCCTTCACCTGGAACATATTTGACCACATACTGATATTTTAACGCCTGCCATAACAATTCCTCAATTGTTACAGCCTGAGCATTTACAGCAATTGACAATATTGCGATTATTAATATTATTATTTTTTTCATGATAAATGCCTTAGAACATTCTTAACGATCCCAACAATAACCACAGACCCAAAGAGCACCATCCAAATAATATATTTTTGTAACTTGTGTATGCTTTCGGTCCACCTCATGATTTTATTACCTCTTTTATAATGAAATAGCATGTTACTAATAACGCCATGAACACCACTGGAAACGCCATTGTACAGAAATCACCGATTAACACAGATACATCAAAATCACCTGGTAAATATAAATAAGTCATATTAATTTCGCTCCCGTAATAAATGCTATTCCTGTCAATAGACCCACAAATATTGAACCTATTTTCCAAAAATCTTCCATTTCCATTGGATCTCCAGCTTCACCTCCCACATATTCCACCTCATACAATTGCGCCATTGTATACACTATGTGATAATATAAGGGTGATCCCGCTGATCCAGTGAATGACGCATAGTAACACATTCCACGCTGATACAACCTTGTTGCGTTCGCATCACTCGCTGTTGCTTCAAAGACATCATTATTTAAAACTCTTATAGTGTTCCCTCCATTATCTGCCAACACATAATAAACATTTCCATTGCCACCCGACCCACCAAATTTAAGATCATTTTCAAATCTATAATATTTTCCCTCCGTTAGCGATGTTATGGGTTGATAATCTGTAATTATTTTCGTACCCGTACCCGCCATTGCTTTATAATGATATATATCTGAATAATGACTAAATGATGACCAAGAACTTCCATTTACCCATGTACCTGTGTTTATATAATTACCCGTTGACAGCCATTCAGCTTGAACTGGTATTGCTATAAATAATAATATAAATACTATTGCTATTATTCTATTTCTCAT